AAGAATACAGTGGAACTGTAGTCCCTGATGCTCCGTTGACGCGCCAACAGAAAATGAGCGCGACACTAAGTAAGTTTAAAAATCCGCCAGAATATAACGGAAAGTTGCTTGGTGACGTTGGTGATTTTATAGGAAAGGCAGCATATAACGCTGGCGGATGGGTAACGGATAAAGCAGCCAATATGGGCGCTTCTCCTGAAGTTTCTGCTGGGCTTGGAACGGCTGCTAATTTTGCAACACAAGCTATTCCTGCATTTATGATGGGTGGTCGTTCATTGCCAGCCCATCCGGGATCAATCCAATCCGCTGCAAGTTTGATTGGGAATGTAGCTGAAAAGCCTTCATTTTTGCGTGGGATGGCTGAATCAGTAATGCAGAATGCGGTAAAGCCTGCGCCAAAAGACCTGGCAACAGGCAAAGCACAACGAGCAATAGGGACAATGCTTGATGAAGGATATTCACCAACAGTATCTAGCACTGCAAAACTAAAAGCAGACGCATTGCGCCAGAATGCGATTGTTGAGCAGGCTATTAATGACGCTAAAAACGCCGGGGTAACAATCCCGAAAGGTTCTGCTCCTTCAAGAATTCAGCCACTGATAAGCGATTTAGAACAAAAGAATGCGCTACCTTCTGCACAACGGGCCGCAATGGAAGGGGTGTATGACGAATATTTGTCTAATCCGCTTATACCAAATCAAATTCCTGTTGATAGAGCGCAGCAGTTTAAACAGACGCTTTATACAGAATTAAAAAACAAATACGGCACTCTTTCAGAGGGTTCTGAGGCTGCTAAAAAGGCATTGGCTAGAGGACTTCGAGAAGATTTGGAGTCGGCTGTTCCTGGAGTGGTTGCTCCTAACGCAAAGGCGTCTGAGCTTTGGAATGCGCTTAATGTTGCCGAAAGACGAGCATTAATTCAAGGGAATAATTCAATTCCAAGCCTTCCATTCTTAGCTGGAAATCCGCAAGCGATGGGGGCATTTACGGCGGCTAGAAGCCAATACATAAAATCAATGCTTGCTCATGCACTCAATTCGCTTGATAAAGGCATTCCAATGGCAGCACGAAACGCCGTAGCAACATTGCCTATCGCAACGCGCAACAGCAGAGAAACGCAAGCAGGACAACAACAGTGATGCTATTCGGCATTCTTTTTTCTTCGGCCTGGTTTTCCTATTTTGTAGAAAAGTTCCTCAATTTGGATTTTTCCGCCGTAATAACAAAACCTATCCCAAGCGGCTTTGCATTGGCGGCAACTGCGATTGTCCTTATAGATATATGTGTTTTCAGGGGTAAATTCATGGCCGCGTTTGCAATGAGTTTGCGCTCGTTTCTTATCTGCATGGGCTTTGATTGCGGCAACATTAGTAAGTCTCGAATTAAGAGCTTGATCTCTTTGAGTGGCCCACCTACAGTTTTCTGGAGAATATGGGCCATTATTATTGATACGATCAATCGAATGTCTTGGTGGTCTTTCTCCCATATCAGATACAAAGTTTTTAAATCCCAATCCTCTTGGCGAAACAACTCTCCATCTATCACAAACAATAATTCCTCTGCCGCCCCAATATTTGTAGTCTTTTCTATTTGGGTTTGTGCATCGCTGAATCATGTTTGCCCAAGTGTTGTAAAGAGACTGAAGGGTTTTATCTCGCATTTGTTATCTCCTATTGTAGGAGTTAATTATAACACAGTAAATTCGGGGAATACAGATGGCCTATAACGGAAGCGGGACATTTAACCTGTACACACCGGGAAATCCCGTGGTGACAGGAAGCACCATTAGTTCAACCTGGGCGAACGCAACCCTATCTGACCTAGCAACCGGCCTGACCACGGCGATAACGAAGGACGGTCAGACAACGATAACAGCCGCAATCCCGTTTGCTCAAGGCGCAAGTTTTGGCGGCGCTTTTGTTCTCGACTCCAGCGGCAATCTAGCGGTCACGACGAACAAGTTTACCGTTACGGCAGCGAGTGGGAATACTGCTGTTGCTGGAACGCTTGCGGTTACAGGTCACACGACATTTGAAGGCGTAACCTCTACCGGAGCAACGGGAACCGGGAAGCTGGTCTATGACACGTCGCCAACGCTGGTGACGCCTAATCTTGGTACGCCTAGCGCATTGGTTGGTACGAACATCACAGGAACAGCGGCAGGGCTGACTGCAGGGGCTGCAACTACGGCCACTAGCGCCACATCAGCAGCAACCCTGACAACGCCGCGCACGATTAACGGCGTTTCGTTCAACGGGTCTGCAAATATCACTGTGCCATCGGATGTTTATACCGGCACAACGGCATCCAATCTGGACTTCCCGGTCGGCACCATTATTGCGGTTCGAGATACGGCAAGCGGAACTATGACCAGAAATAATACTGTTGTTCCGTACCTTGATAGTGGATTGGTGGCGAATGCAGGATATAGCAACACCGTAAGCGGTACTGCGCTCACAGGCACATGGAACCTTCGCGGTTTAGCGTGCTATGTCGGTGGCGGCGCTGTTATTTATTTAGCCCAAAGAACAGCTTAAAAGTGACTACAACTAAAAGGGAAATAAACGTGTCAGACGAAATCAAGTTTTTAGCAACAGCGTTGGATTATGCCTGGGTCGCAGTATTGGGTCTGGTAGGTATTGTCTATAAATCCAATTCGCAACGACTCGACGAAGTTGCTAAAACGGCAGCGGCGGCACTGACACGCAAAGAGTTCGAGGTATATGCGGAGTCCACTAAATGCTCTCGGCGTAGTATGAAAGAAAGTGTGCATGTGCTGAACGAAGGCCAAGCAAAATTGCTAGAAGCGATTTCACGCATTGAAGGCAAGTTGGAAAAATGAAAATTGGGCCTAAAGGGATGGCGTTAATCCAAGAATTTGAGGGTTGCAAGCTAACGTCATACCTTGATTCTGTTGGAATCTGTACAGTCGGATGGGGGTCTACGGGCGAGGATGTAAAGCCGGGGTTGACGATCACACAGGCGCAGGCAGATCGGCGCCTACGCGACCACCTGGCCGGGGTAGAGGCTCGTATAGACGTACTGGTGAAGGTTCCCCTGACTCAGAATCAATTCGATGCGCTGTGCAGCTTTACCTACAATCTTGGCGCAGGCGCGTTGCGTACGTCCACCTTGTTGCAACTGGTCAATCTTGGCGACTTCGCCGGGGCGTCAAAACAGTTTTTAAGGTGGGACAAGGCAGGCGGGAAACCGTTGGCGGGGCTGACCCGGCGCAGACACGCTGAAATGGCATTGTTTGAGGAGAAATAAGATGGCACTCGATCCGCTCACGGCAGTCTTGGACATTGGCAGCAAAGTCATTGATCGACTTTGGCCTGATCCAGCCACTAGGGACGCGGCCAAGCTGGAACTTTTCAAGGCTCAACAGGCCGGGGATTTGGAAGAAGCGCGGCAGGTCTTTGAACTTGCCAAGGGCCAACAGGACATAAACAAGCAAGAAGCCGCTTCTATCTCCGTATTCGTGGCCGGGTGGCGTCCGTTCGTCGGTTGGGTATGTGGTGTGGCATTCGCTTATGCCGCCATTGGAGAGCCTATGGCGCGGTTTGTGGCGACCGTCTTTTATCACTACACCGGGACATTCCCGCAGATCGATACGGCGCTGACCATGCAAACTCTGTTCGGCCTGCTTGGGCTTGGTGCCATGCGCTCATGGGAGAAGGGAAAGGGCGTGGCAACTAAATAGCACTCCACCTTTGAATGCGTATGTGGTTCATTTATCATCCCCTTTGTAATATTCTTCCAGTAAATTTTTTCTAGGTTCCAGCCCAAGCTCTTTGCATTTCACCTCTGCCTCGATCTGCCAATGCCCGCTGTTCTTTGGGTAGGCGCTTGGGATTCCACAGGTACGGATACGAAATACATCTAGCCCTGCTTTACTTACTGCATTCCAGAAGTCCCTGTGGTGCGTAAGTGGAACATAAAAAGTTTCTTCCAAGCCCACATTCATTGCTTTCACAGGCCCTACCCCTTGATCCAAGGCACATGCGTTCTACGTTGCGCTACTGTTCCTATTGGGTGCCAATACCCACCTTCTTTATTAAGCACTAACGACTCAAGCACATCTCCGTTTAAACGTAGCTCACTGTGAATAAAAGTAATTTGGTTCATTTCTTCACCTTCATTGATTTCTTTACCGCATCATTAACTTCAAGCATTGATGCCACTATCTGTTGCAGGTGCGATAGGGTGTACACCCCCGCTTCCAGCTTTACACGCGCCTCCCCGTAGGTCTTATACTCATATTTAACAGTCTCCGTTTTCATTTCTCATTTACTCCTACAGGTTTGACAACAAGGTTTCCATTAGGGCTTACAACGAACTCATATCCGTATCGAACGTGCGTGTATTTGTAAGGTGCTTTTGTGTAGTCTTGTGCAGCGTACTCCGGTTCATCAATCATCTTGGTCACGCGACCTTCTTTAAATCCAGTCTTATGTGCGTCATACCAAGATACTTCCCATGCTGTTTTAAGAAGAATTCTATCGAAGTACCACCCAAAATTATTAAGTTGGGTAACAAAATTGTCCCACGCTTTTTCTTTAGTCATTTCTCTTTGCTCCTCAGTATTTGAATTAGGCACCAGATAGCACCCAGTGCAACCCACGCTACGAACGCATCAAACAAGTCCATTACTTACGCTTTTCGGCTGCTTCAATGTCGCAGGGCCGGCAATACTCGCGCAGACGCGTGATCTCGTCCTCAAGTTCAGCTACCTTCAATCCGGCCATGACAATTTCGCCGTTGCGGTGGGCGACAAGTTTTTTCATCCGGTCAATCTCCAGTAGCGCCGCATTCATGTTATCCCTCTCATTCTGGAACATCGTTCGCCATTTCAGGGAGTCGGCTGCGTTCTCGCTGACCAGCTTTTCGAGTCTGTCAATTTCACGATCTTCATCTGACCATGAGCTATCACTTGTTTGCATGCCAAGCCTCCATAAGGTCGTACACTTTTTGAGCAATTCTTTTTTCTATTGCTTCAATCCCTGCGTTGCCCAGAACGCTATCCAACGAACGCAGGGTGTATGGGTTATTGGGATTTTCTATCCCACAAGAAAAAGATATGTGTGTTCCGCTATCCCAATTTGATTGCACTATTACGTTGCCAAGTTTTATCAATTTATCTCCTTTATCGCAATATTGAAATAGGTTTTATCGCAGAGTTCTCTATGCAACTCCAAAGAATCGTGCGCTGAGTCCCACCACTTACTAACTGCGGCGGTATCTTTGCACGACAGCAACAGACATTCCAAATTAAGGGCAAGGCGTTTAGCGTTGGCTTCCCATACGTCGGATTGATCCTGCACAGTCTTTAACGTGGCGTCGTACAACTTCTCTGCGCCACAAGTCGCACATACGAACGGCTGGACAAACTCGTTTTTGCATGACGGACATTGGCTCATAGCAACCCCGACCGCGACCACGACCGCGACCACGACCGCGACCGCAACCCCGACCCCGACCCCGACCCCGACCCCGACCACGACCCCGACCCCGAACCCGACCACGACCACGACCACGACGCCGACCCAGACCCCGACGCTGACCCCGACCCTGACCCCGACCACGACCGCAACCCCGAAAAAAATATCTGTTTAACAGAACGCATTTACTTCACCAATCCGAAAGACTCGATTGCCGCGATCTGAATGTAGAGTTCAGGGCAAACTGCCTGCGCGTCTTTCCAGTTTTTTTCGATGAATGCGCCTGTCTCATAAACTATTTTCGGGTCACTGAGCAGAACACATGTCGTGTCCACGCCGATCAGCTTGCCGGTGTAAATGTAGTTCATACAGAACAGAGTGACCTGTTTTCCCATCAGCGATTCCATGCCATTGCCTTCAACTTGCTCGATCAGAACTTTCATTTTTGCTCTCCTTGGTTAAATTCGCTCATCCCTTTTCCTTCAGGTAGTCTTCCGCTTGTGTGACAAGCGGCCCCATGTGTGCATACAAACGGTTGGACAAACGCATTCTTGCATGATGGGCATTGGCTCATTTCTTCCCCCTCGCTTTCTTGCAGGCACGTGCCAATTTGGTTACTTGCCCAAATGCCGACTTTTGAGTATCACCAGACCATACCGCGTACCAGCGCATCGCAGCCTTATAAACCGCGATCTGATTCGGCAGCAGCATCTTCTCCAACGCGGCAATCTTGCGCTTCAGCTTGGCGATTTCTGCCTCTTGTTTAGACGCACCAAGTCCGTTTAAAGGCGCACGCTTGAGTAATTCGTTCATGCTCATGTTTTTCCTTTCAGGTAGGTGTCGATGCGATTTATAGTTTCAGAACTGATAACATTATTCCCCATGTTCTCCAACAATTCTTCTCTAATCTTGCGCAACGACTCCGTCGCCTCGTCCTTCGGCGACTGCGGGGAGAGTGCGCGGAGATTTTCTATAATGAACGCATGACTCAATATCATTGTTCCTTCTTCTGTTGTCGGCGTACCTTTCAGCCATTTGATGCAAGCCTCCACCCCATCCTGCCAAGTCGCACCTTCCTTGACTAGCAGGCGGCGTTCAACGGTGAAACTTGATGAAGGTAATACTTCGCTCAATGCGACACCGCCCACGTTTCCACCCCTGTTTCTGAGACACCACACTTCAACCGGCTTGCTCATGGCTTGTCCTTTGCTCTGAGGGCTGCGATACACTTTTCCGCTTCATCTTGAGAGATTAGCAAATACCGATCCTTTCCAAGGCTGCACAATCGGTTGTACAAATCCTTCGACAGCATCTGCGCGTCGGTTGGTTCAGCAAAACATGCTCCATACTCGTCTAGTAGTTTTTGTTCAGCCTCACTGATAACCCAACCTTTTATAGTGGTGGGAGCGCCGGAATGCGATTCCGTTAGTCCCTGCTTACTTTGCCCGTGCACAGGCGAGGGATTACTGAGTGACTCCCTTTGAAACTCTCTGTACTCACCAGCATTGTGACTAGCCGTGCGGTCGAATCCAGTGTACTGCTCCTGCTTGCTCGCCTTGAGGTGCGCGAGTGCCATGTCGCACAGAGCTTTCCTCACTTGCGCCGACATACTCTTATTCAGTCGGCAATCGTTAATCTGTTCTTCGATCAGCATATCACCAGCCCCCGCAGAACCCATCCTGTTGCAAGAGCGCCAAGGATTACTAGCGCGACTCGGAGATATTCCCACTGGCTAGGAGCTTCTATGATAGTGTGATCTTTCATTTTCCCCCCCTGCTTTGAAGCCATGCCGTAAGCACAGGCGTATCGTGCGGCTTCCATTGCGACCCCGGCTCAAAGCTAAACGGCTTCCCATGCCGTTGACGCGCCTGCAATACCTGCTGGCTCATATTCTTTGGATCAGGCTTTTTATGTTGGATCATATTGCCTCCGCTACGGTGACAACCTTAGACTTGACTGCTATCGCTTTGTATTTCTCATGCCGTGTTGCGCCAATGCTTTTGCGCTGATCGGCGGATAGCCTTGTCCACCAGTCGGCATATTTAGCGGTGCCTGACTCTGCGAATTCCTGCGCCGATACGAGTAACTCCATCGGGCATGAATCGCCTCCCGCCTGCTGCTCACCTGAAAAGGGAGGAGGAACAGGGGAGCTTGCGCTGACCACCACGACAGCGGCAGGCGGGGGCGAACTGGTATCGCCTGGGCCGGCTGCCCAAGCTGCAATGCGAGAACCGGATTCCTCGGTGATAGGACGATCCAGCGGAAACAGGTCTTTATGCTGTTGCTGTAGTTTAATTGGATGCGGGATTCCTGGCTTGTCCGGTGTAAGCAACAGGCTTACTGTCAGTTCATAAGGGACGGTCTTTTCCGTTATCGGTATCCATCCGTCCAGACCGACTAATGATTTCTTCGGTACGATCTGCAATTTCCCGTTGATCTTTTCCATTTCAATCTTGGCCTCGGCGCGGAAACACAGAATCAGGTGCGCCTTAACCTGCAATAGCGTTTGCATCATGCGCTTATGCTCGGTCTTAGGCTTTACCCATGACAGCATCTTGGCGCTATCCCGGCTACCAAGCCTTGCAAACTCTGTTTCCTGCATGTCTAGGATGCCGCCTGCGCCTGCGTATTCGTGGCTGGCACTATCGACCACAATGACCGGATAACCGGCGCTATCAGCCGCTTTGATGGCGTCAGCATACCGTTCAGGGGAGAATGGTTCATGCAATTCCAGAACGTCAAAATCAAACGCGTCTGCATAGTGGCTGGCGCGTCCGTTTTCCGTGTCGATTACCGCAAAACGCTTGCCGGCTGCAATCCCGGAAGCTAGGCGCATGGCGGTATAAGTTTTCCCTGATCCTGATGCCCCTGCCAATCCTATTATCAGGGAAACATTAGCGCGGATTGCTTTGCGAAAGGTAATCATTCTGACCTCTCTATTTCATTATCAAACACGCGGTTAATCTCGGAGTCTGAGAATTGAGACAATGCCCACGCAGGAGCCTCTGCCCATGCTATTTGCATTGGGTAGGCGGGAAATTTGCGCATTTTGATACACTCCGACCATTGCGCTATTGCCCGGTCTACTTTTCTGTCAGCTAGTTCGAGCAGGCTTGGCGCTAATCCAATCAGGCTGCAAGCATAGGGCGGTTTGTTCTCAGCGACCAAGAATATAAACTTCGGACGCTTGCCCGTGATTTTTTCCATTCCTCTGCAATAAAGCGCGGCCTGTAAATCATAACCCATTGAAAGAATCTGACGGACAAAACTGTCAGGATTTGCAGTCATGCCGGTTGTTTTCAGATCAAGGATTATGGATTGATCCGTAGTCAACCAATCAGCGCGAAGTCTGAACATTGCCCCGTTTTCTTCCCACAATCCTGTTACCTCGGCATTGCCGTTACTGAAAATGCCCTTGACTTCCGACTGATTCACCCATCGCCGGACGGATTCAACCATATCGCGGATAGGCTGGATTTTCCCGGCCAAGATAGGAGTTTTCCCGGCAGCATACGCAGCATCGCGTAATTCTTTAGCCGCCTTCGTTCTCCAGTCTGGAGCGTCGATTACCTCAAGATTTTCCTCGGAGCCTTCCAACAGCAAGGCGTGAGCAATCGTGCCGTTATCCGTTTCGGAGGAATTATCACGGACACGCGCTGAATTCAAAAATGAACCGTACCAGGCGTGATAGGCAGATTGGCTATCAAGCGTTGCCAGTGTTGAACTGCCAGCGGCGGAAAGGCTTAGATAATCAGCCATTGGCAAATTGAAATGTAATCCGGTATTAAGGCCCATGATTAACCTTTCCTGTAATGTAAGTCGCATTTCTGTGCGGCTTCGTCCATCACTTGCCGCGCCGTTTCCCAATCCTCAATTTCGGTTGCTTCGTATTCGTTCTCACAGTATTGCGCGATGATGCAAATGAGATTAACGATGCCGCCATGCTTATAGCGTTTGCTGCTTTCTATGTAGTCGAACATCGCAGACTCTAGCGCCTGCTCGTTAATGTCCTTGTCCGTTGTCGGAGGTTGCGCGATCATGCTTTATTCTCGATTGCAAGTAACTGCTGAATTGCATCATCAATTTTCTGGCATTTCATAAACGCATCAGCCTGGATTTCGTTCTGCTGCTTACGCAGCGATTCAATCATCTGCGGGCGCGGGTCGAAGTTCTCAGGCGCGTCAAACTCAACGTCAATTTCGGAAACAACAATATGTGTTTCATTGGGATTCTTGCGATAGTCGAAACTATCGACAATGAACGTGCCTTTTTCTTCCCACTGATATTGGCGGTAGATTACAAAGCATTTTGCTATTTGTTTCATGGTAGCCCCTTTATTGGTGAGTGGTTTTTGGTAGTGCGAATTCAGGTTAGCAAATCGACTTGGCATCTGTCAAGATATATTTGCAAAGTTACTTTGCATCGGATATATTGCGTCCATGACACACGATCAGATCATCAAAAAGTACGGAACTCCAACGAGTGCAAAAAATGCACTTGGAGTTACTTTGCAAACGCTTCGCAACTGGAAAGCTAATGGGATTCCGTATCAGCGGCAAGTTTATATCCAGTTCCAGACCGGCGGCCAATTCAAGGCGAAAAAATGACAAAAAGAACTTCTATTTGGTCTTGTGGTGGTGGGGTTCAATCTACTGCAATTGCCGTTCTTATCATTCGCGGCCACATTCCTAAGCCGGACTTTGCGGTCATTGCCGACACAGAAAGAGAACTCTCAACAACTTGGGATTATCTTGACGCATACACAGCACCAGCATTGCGCGAAATAGGGGTAGAAATTATCCGAGTAAAGAAATCGCAATATGCCACGGTGGATTTATATGGTGGTGCGGATAAAAAATCGCTATTGATACCCGCATTTACTACACAAGGTGATGACATTGGGAAGCTGCCGGGGTTTTGCAGTAATGAATGGAAGTTAAGAGTAATTCAGAGATACGCCACCAATGTATTAAAGGTTGGTAACGTTACTTTGTGGATGGGAATTTCCACTGACGAACAAAGTCGGGTTTCATTTCCAACCGGGAAATGGGAAAAAGAATATCCACTTGTTGACAGAAACATAGCAAGAGCAGATTGTTTTACGATTGTGGATAGTATCGGATGGCCTAAGCCGCCTAGATCATCGTGCTATATCTGCCCAAATCATCGTGAAGATGAGTGGATATGGCAACAAACAAATGCGCCCAAGGATCATCAAAAGGCTATTGAGTTTGATGCCGAAATGCGAAAGACAGACCCTAACGCATGGCTTCATTCAACGGCAACGCCGCTTGGCGATGTGAAATTTAATCAGGAGAATGATGTTATGTTCGGCAAGCACTGTCAGACTGGATTGTGTTTCGTATGACCTACTACAAATACCGCTGCGCCTGCTGCTCCATGATCGTCTATGAGCGCGTGCAGGTTTATGTTTGCTTTTGTTCTCCTGAATGCAGGGAATCCGCGAGTGAATAGCTTTTTAACTGAAGAAGAATTTAACGCACTGGCAAATTGCGGTCTTGATCGACTTTCACCATACTTAATAACAAGTGTGCGCAATACGCAAATGAGCATAGCCAGGCATTATGGCGGAATTGAATTCAGAGGTAAGTATTACATATACCTACCAGACACAGACGAGTTAATACGCGACGATGTTATGGGATGGCTTAATAAAAATCGCAGGAAGCAAAGAAAACTTTCCGCAGAAGTCGAAAACAAGCAAAGTGAGATTTTTTAATGCAACCTACATTCACTAAGCGCAACTGGCCTTTTTGCGTAGGAACAATAGACGCATTCCGCACAGAGTTTGGACAGTCCGTTAAGATCACATACGCACGAGAGAATAATAATCAATTTCGCGGGGAATCATGGCAGCAATCAAACTTGACAGCAATCTCAGTAAAAGGGAACGATCTATTGCCCTCAACGATGCCAACGCCATCTGCTCTTGGCTCGGAGGAAAAAAAGAAGCGGTCAAAATCGAAGTAGGAAATAAACGGGGCAACCGAACGGGAGGGAGAAGATTGGACAATGACGAACCGACTGAGCATGAGCATCAAGTATTGCTCGTGAAGTGGTGGGCTGTTACCTGTGCGACGTATGGCTTGCCGCGCTTGGCTTTGTTCAGCATTCCGAATGCGAATATGTTACTGCCACGCGCCACGCATCCCGAAAGGCTTGTTGCTTACATGACAAGCGAAGGATTTCGGAAGGGAGCTAGTGATTTATTTCTTGCTGTTCCGGTGCGTCCCTATAGCGGCATGTTCATAGAATTAAAGCGCAATCCTCGCAGCGTTACGAGCGACGAGCAGATTAACTTTACAATGCAGATGAATAAATTGGGGTATAAAGCAATTATCGCAAAGGGGTCAGAGTCAGCGGTAGATCAGATAAAGGAATACTTGAAAAGCTACACCAGGGCAATTTAACCGCAGCACATTGGAGGGAACCAATGAAAACCAGCAATGAAATGCATCGCATCAAGCAGAGAAAATTGAACACGTTGAACGTGCGCGGGGCATCGGTTGGATTGCCTGTACGCCAATGGAATCCGCTGAAACATAACGACATAAGAATGACCGACGCGCTGAAACGCTGCGAGGATTACCGTGCTATAAAGTCGCTGGATTTAGATCATGCCTAGAATCCTAATCGTTTCCGATAGCGGAGTTATCCCTGCGACACAGCAGCTAGTCGGCGATATTTACAAGGTTATCGACCTTCAATACGCTTTTTCCAACGAAGGCCGTAGGGAAATAGATAATAGCCATGTACTAATTTGGCCTACAGCGACAATACAGGCGCTAAGGGCTGGGAAATCTCTAGCATTGGAGATTGCCGAGGATGCCGCAGAGGTCAAATTTTTAGACACTAGCATGGCTGGCGGCGACTTTATGACCGCCGACGAATTCCTGAAAATGGGCGATGGCGCATTCTTGGCCTTCCGAGAGTGGGCTTTAGGCGACGTGGACGGACAGTTACGCACAACGGTTATACCAAAACCAAGTAACATAACAACGGCGGCGGCGCAGGCATCCTCCCCGGTCAGTTCCCCATCGGTTCCCCTGCCGATGCTGACCGAGCCTGACGCTGCCGCCACCCCTATTCCAGCGGATCAGAATGCCGAAGCGGTGACGCAAGGCGAGGCGAAGGATGCTGCCTTTGAGAGTTCTGATCCGCCGGAATACCTTGATGACAATCCGCCACCGGATTATTCATTGCCACCAGGCGCGGAAATAATTGATTTTTCCGATATTCAGAGCGGAGAGTATCAGCGGCCCGAATGGGTATCGAAGGAAACTGAAGACGAATGGGGCGATCCGGTTGATTTGTGGGGCGGGAATGTCGTTGCTCCGATTAAGCCTAATGCCTTGCCGCCAGCGATTGCGCCTTTCGTTTTCGATCAGTCGAGGGTAATCGGCACAGACCCGGTTCAGTTGGCGCTGAATTGCCTTGTGGTGGCAGCATCGTGCATCCGGCATGGCATCTATGTCCAGATGCAGAAAGGCCCGCAGGGAGGCAATGGCGAGGATTTAGGGCGCGTTTGGAAAGAGCATCCGGTTTTATGGGGCGCAGTTGTCGGCATGGCATCGACCGGCAAGGGGCCGGCGTTTGATGCTGCCACCCATAGGTTTAGATCGAAGGCTAATGAGCT